GCAGAAGACGGCATACGAGCTCATAGCCGGTGACTGGAGTTCAGACGTGTGCTCTTCCGATCTAACGCCGTCGCCCCGCCGGTAATGGTCGGAATGCCCCATGCCTGCTTTGACGGAATGGCGGGGACGGTGAGATATTGCCGTTTCCCAGTAGGCAACCCGGCCCAGGGTCCTAGCGCTTGCTGTGCGTCGGGCGTGCGCCGCCAAGAGGCCCACCAGAGGCCCTGCGGGTCGTCGCCTCCGGTAGGCAGCCAGGCACCCGGAGTCGGACCCGCCGACTTGACGATTTGGTCAACCGGCTGTTGAGGGAACGGAGGATGCCGGAAGAGACCCGGCATACGGCTACGATCCGATCTCGCCGAAGACCAGCGTCGCGCTCATCGTCACGGAAGATGACGGAACGGTAGGGAGGAAGATCCCCAAGTACGGATTCGCCGGGCCGACAATGATACGTTCCTCGGGGACGGGGACGTACAGCCAGCCGTTCAGCAGGTTAAAATCCGCCGCATAGAGCACGTCGCCCCCGGTTCCTTCGGCAGTGGCGTTGACGCCAGTAGCCGCCGCGCCGCCGGCCGAGTTTGCCGCCGCATCGCCCTTATCGGTCAGGATCGGAGTTTGGCTCGTGACCGTCCCTGCGGTCGTCGTGCGCCGGATCTGGACGTTCTGCATCGTCGAAGCGGTGATATTCGACTGCGTGATCGACGCGCGCAGGATCACACAGACCACGTTCGCCCCGGACTTAAGCTGAATGAGCGTCCCGGTCTGAGTTCCAGAAATTACGCCCTGTTCCTTCAGGGTCACGGTATAAACTCGCATATTGTCTCCTTCTCACTGTGGCAATAATTCGATGTACGGATCGACGTATGGAAACGCCGCCGCGCCAGCGCCAGCAAAGGCAATCTTGAAGCCCCGGTCGCGCCGGGTAAACATGGCCCACGGGTCCGCCGTGATGCGCTGAATCAAGGCGGTTGGGATCTGGCGCGACCAGATGTACAAAAAATCGATGTCCACGAGATCCGATGTCGTCACACCGTTGCCGATTCCGATCTGTAAGTCCTCGTCCGTTTGGGTGCGCGTCGGCGTCGCACTGTTCGATGCGAGCAGGACTCCGTTCTGCCAGATTTCCATTCCGCGCCCGCCCACCGTCATTGCGAAAATATCATCACCGAATGTCGCGCCCGCGAAAGTGATGCGCGTCGTTCCAGCTACCTGCCCGCCGAAGTCGAAGTAGATTGTCCCGTCCGAGTACGGGCAGTGCGAACCGCACCGTGCTGAGTTCGCCGCCGCATTCACGCCGAAAGTGGCCGAGACGCGATTGGTAGAGTCGCGCTTGCGCTGGCCGAACATGACCGTAACTGCGCTCGTGGGAATCGCGCGTGAGAATGCGGTCATTGAAGCGTACGCGCTGCCGGTATTCTGAAGTGACAGCCGGTTGCCGTTTTTCCCTTGGCTCCAGCCCGCAGCAGTCTGGAGCACTGCGTAGGCCCACACAGTCGCGCTCGAAGTCGCCCCAGTCGAGCGCGTGGAGTAGTCGCGGGCGTTCAACCCGCCGTACTCGTTGAGCGGGAGACAGAGAACGTCTGGACACAGGTCCATCTCGCCAGGCATGAGACCCATCGTCGGCTTGACGCGCCAGATTCTTTTGAACGGGTAGGCCATTACGTGTAGCTTCCGTAGACTCCCTGGTAGATCTTCGCGAAGTTTCCCTCGGTCGCATCGAGCGCGCCGCCGCCCTTGTTTTCGACGATGATCACGAAGCGCTCGGGCATCATTCCCCCGAACGCCGACGCGACAGAGAAGATGGCCGAGTTGTACGTGGTCGTGTTCGCGACGCAGTTGATTTGCCCGATCAGCCGAGCATTCGGCGGCGACGTGAGCGTAATCGCGGCGTCGGTACTTCCCGCCGCCTCTGACCAAGTCGTTCCGCCGTCCACCGAGGCGATCGCGTAGACGTTCAGCACCGAGGTCGATCCGAAGCCAGAGGCCCCGGTCTTGATCTTCAGAAAGACCAAGAAATCCATGTACAGCAGCGATGAGTTATCAACCGCCGTAGATTGCCGGGCCGCATTGTTCGCAAGCGATGCCAGCGTGATCGTCAGGCTTTGATTGTTGGTCCCGAATTTCTGGAGTAAATTACCAGGCATAGGTCCTCATAGCGTGTAAATTCCGTTCGCCGTGTCCCACTGGACGGAAATGTCCCCGCCGTTCGTGTTGAGCGGCAATGCCCCCAGGCCTTGGCTACTCGCCGTGTCAATCAGCCCGATGAGAATCGAGGTTCCCGCGACGCCCGTATCTATGTAGAGCACAATATAGAGCGCGGTCGATCCCGAGGCGACAGCCGCGAACGTAATGTTTGCCGCCGTGAAATTGCCTGCGATTTCGGTCTTTCCGCTGAACGCGCTCGAGGTCGCGATGACGCCAGTGACGGATGACAGAAACTCGTGGCCCGTTGCGGTCGTGTCGGGCGTGTAGGCGTTTGAAACCAACACGGCTTTGACGGTATTCGACAGAATGTTCACGTCCCCGATATCCACGTGGTGGAGGTACTTCATGTAGAAGCGATTCGCCATTTAGAGCCTCAACCCTCCGATGGTCCGGAGCTGCGCGACCACGATCGCGGCGAGTTGCTGCGCGGCCGCCTGGTTCATCACGACCGCGTTCGAAAAATTGAAGTAGACCGTCGGCGCCGATCCGGGGCCAGCAAGATTCACGCCGGGAAACAGGTCGTAGTGCGTCGGCGGCCCTTGCGGTTGGGTCGGCTGGTAGTAGGAGAATTGCCCAGGCGCGAATGCTCCGGAAGGCGTATAGGGCGGAGGGACGAACGGTATCGTCTGTGTGAACCCCGAGAAGCCGGGTAGCGTGATCGGTTGAGCGACCGAGCCTGAACCAGCGGGTGCGAATCCAGTGAAGGGAGTCGTCGTTACAGTGGGGGGCACTGCACCTGCCGTTCCAGGAGCTGTGGTCAGGGTCGCGAGCCAAGCGTCTCTCGCCCGCGTCGCGGCTTGAATTGCCGCGGTTTCTTGATTCCGCGCGTCAATTTCGTCCTGCGTCGGTGCGAGGACTTTGGTGACCGAGCCGCCCATCGCACCCACCGCTTCGCTCGCCGTGACCGCAGCCACTGTCAGCGTGCGCAGCGCCGAGTCTACCTGGTCAAGCGCGTCGTTTGTGGCCTTGTCGGATTTCGTAAGCGAATCGGTTGCATCGGTAACGGCTTGTACGCTGTCGTTGAGATTCGTGAAGTCGCTGCCCGCTGTCGATACGGACTCGCTCAATCCCTTCAAGCCAGTGGTGCTTGTGGCGAGCGACGTGTTCAGGCCGTCGTAGGCCTTTACCACGGTGGCTGTTCCACTCGTGAGCGAATGAAACCCATCGCTCGTGCTTTTCGCGCTCGCGGTCGCGGCGTCGAACTGCTGAATGAGCCGCTGAAGGGCGTCGCCAGCGTCGCTGATGATTCGCGGCAGGTTTTCGGGTTTCCCGCCGACGCCGACTTTCGCAGCGTATCCGATATCGGGGTTAATGAGCGAGATGGCATTACCGGGAAAATACTGGGCTGACGTAGAGGCTGGGCCAGAGGAGCCCCACGGGCTGCCAGAGGGGCCGTAGAGTTGCTGCCAGAGGTTATACATGCTCAGGAGATCGCCGGAGAAAATACCGCTGGCCTTCCCTTCCCATGGGCCACCCTGATTCGCAAAGCCCGCCGTCCCCCCAATGGCGCCAGTTGCCTGCTCCGCTGCTTTCACGACGTCCTGGTAGCTTTGCGCGAGCGCCTCGTTTGCCGATGTGAGATTTTGATCCGAGGTAACGGCATTGCTCATGATGGAGTCCAGGTCTCCCAATTCGTTGTAGAGATCCTTGGCCATGTCATCCGCTGTGGCCACAGAGTCGGCGAACTGCCCCTTGAAGATCGTCGCGCCGTTGAGCGTCGTCTTTTCGAGGTTGTTCATCGCGTCGATCTGGGCGTTTGTCGCTGTAGTCATGCCGCCGATGATCTTAGCCATCCCGGTAGCTGCATCCCCGCCCGAGATGAACACTTTCGCAGCGTCAATCACTGAGCCTTTCAGCCTGTCAATTCCGTCCGTCGACTTCGATGCGTCGGATGTAAGACCTTTCAATGCTCCTGCGAAGTCTTCGGTGTTCTTCGTGACGACTTTGTACGAGTCGTTAACTTTGACAACTTCGATATTCCACGAATCGGCGAAGTTTTTGACGGCCGCCGCCGTACGGTCAGCTGTGGCGCCCTGTTCTTTGAGCTTCCCGGTCAGGGCATCGAGCGCGGCTTGCAAGTCCGGCCCAGCCGTGCGCACCGTCTGCATTTTGTCGAGCAGTTGCGTCCACGCTGCGACGACCGCCGGGAGAATGTCCTTGTTCCCGGCCTGGTAAGCCTTCAGCAATTCCTGATAGGCTCCGTACGCCTGGTTGTAAGCGTCTTTCTGGGAGTTGGTCGAATCGATGATCGCCTGGGCCGCGTCCGAAAATTCCTTTTTCTCGACTTTAAGCGCGTCGGCGACGGTCTTCAGGACATCGGCATAGTTTTTGTGCTCGGCGGCGGCTTCCTTCACGGCCTCTTCGAGCTTCTGGTGCTCGGGATAGGCCGCCTTTACCGTGTCGAGAACACTCTTGAGCGCGCGATTAGCCTCATGCTGCGAGACCGTGAAGCCGTCAACTGTGGTTTTCCCGGTTTTGAGCGCTTGGTCGATTTTTTCCCAGTTGGTGAGCGATTCCTGAAAGATCGCGACGGCGTTTTTCTGAGTGTTGACGATGTTCTCGATGCCTTGGGCGTAATCGGTCTCCGCGTCGTGCAGTTTCTTCACGGCCGGGTGCGCTTTACTGAGCGCTTCAGTGTAGGCATTCTGGGCGCGGGTCACGTCGGCTGCCGAGGCACTCCCCTCGTGGTACGCCGCCTTCAATTCATCTAGCGCTGCCTTACTTTTTTTGACCTGCTCATCGGCCTTCGCTTGCTGGTCGACGAGCAGTTGAGCCGCATGTGATAGCTTCGTGGTCGCATCACCCACATCATTGAGCGCTGGAACGACTGGCCGGAGTTTATCCAATAGTGCGGCATTGGCGGCCGCTAGATCGTGTGTGTGCGACGCAAACAGTTGAGATGCTACATGCGCAGTGGAGATGGCGCCGGCCAGGAAGTTGACGGACGACGCCGCAAGTTCCAGGTTGCTCTTTAGGTCCAGCAGCGCACCGGCGGTTGTCGCGACGCTCTCCGTGAACCGCGCCCCTTGCCCTGTTGCCAAGCCAATTGAATGCACTAGCTCACCTAATGCGTCACTGACGCTCGGTATATGAGACTGAAGCAACTCCAGTGGGCCACTCACCAGATTCGTTAAATCATCGCGCCAGTCCGCCTCCGCCCGGCGAATGGTCTCGACGTGATCGGCATAGACGCTGGATACCGCGGCCGCGCTGTTGATTGCCTCCTTTAGGGCCGGCATCACCTCCTGTGCAATGCGCATCGTCTCGCTTGCGACCGGCGCGATTGCGGCTCCGATGTCTTCGAGGATGAAGTCCCACTGGTTTTTTAGGTTGGTCCACTGCCCGATGATGTCGTTCGCTGTCGAGGCCGCGATGCCCTTGTACTTCCCGAGTGCTTCCACGATGATGGCGATGCGCTCGGACGGGTCCATGTCCTTCATGGCGTTTTTAACTTCGCCGGCGTCTACGCCCATCGCGGCGGCGAGAGCATCGGTGGAGATACCGAGTTGGGCAAGTTGGCGCGCTCCGGCCGTCCCTGATAGGGCGATGCGATCGATTGAGGCGACTGTGGCTTCAAACGAGTTGCCCGTAGCTCGCGAAGCGTCCGCCGCGGCTGTTAGCGCCTCATTCATCTTCTCGACCGAGACATCCGCGTCCGAGAAGCGTGCCATCATGCCCTGAGCGGCCTTAACGAGTTCGTTGAAGGGCGTGGCTGTACCGATAGCGATGTTTTTGAGCGATTCCAGTTCTTCAGAGGCAGTTTTGGATGAGCCAGAGAGCGCCGCCATTGCGGTCTCGGCGCGCTGGACGTTTCCGAAGGCCGATAGCGCCTCGGTAGCGAGTTCCTTGAGCGCTTCGATGCCTACCGTGACGCCAGCAAATTCGAGGATCCCTTCAAGCGATCCCAGACGCTCAATTTCTTCGCCGAGTCCCTCAAAGGCTCCGTGCGCTTCCTCGGCGCCATGTCCCGCCTCTTGCGCGTGCTCGCCAATTTCGCTGAGAGTTGAGCCTGCCTGCTCCGCTGCTTGAGCAGATTGCTCAACGGCTGGCTGAAGTTCGGAGCGCAGTTTGTCTGCGAACTCGGCTACATCCTCACCTACCGATTTCGCTGATCCTGCCAAGTCCTCAAGCGTCTGAGCAAAAGATACCCCAGCTTCCTGATCCGCTTTGAGGACAGACTGGAAGATGTTATACGGCCCTGGATCCAGCGCTTCGCCGGCTTTATTCAGCGCATCCGCGATGACGTCGCCGGCCGTGCTTGCACTTTTAGTCGCACTGTCCAAGGCGCTTTGCAGTTCGGAGTCGTCTCCGACAACCTGGATTTCGACTTGGCCGATAGTGTCTGGCATTACGCCCCCTCCAGCGCCGCACTGATCTGACTGCGGAAGAGATCCTTCACCGCGTCTTTGTTTTCCTCGAACGCCGGCCGCATGTACGGCTGCGCGACCATCCCGGGCCAGCTCTCGACGTGCGGATACGGGGCTTCCGGATTTCCCAGTCGCCCAGTCCCAAACTCCACGTACTCGGCGTAATCCACGTGCGGGCCGACGCGACCGATAACGGTCTTGCCGGAGTCGTCAATTTCGGTTGTGATGGAATCCCGCAATGCGCCCGTATCGACTGGAGCGTAGCCCTGGGCGGATTGCTCGATCAGTTTGCACGACGCTTCGACCGACGCGGTAACAGCAGGCGTAATGTGCGTTTCGACGAAGCGCCCCACGTCGCTGCGCGGCCGGAAGATCGCCTTGGCGCTCAGCCGTATCATTTGAGTCCTCGCTCGCGTTTCTCTTCATCCGTCATGCGTGCCCACACCGGCAGGTCTTCTTCCGGGAATTGATGTGCAGCCATCAGGCGCCTCTGTCGCGCAACCAGCGCCTCGCGAAGCATGCGTTGGTTGCTCTCCCGTCGGACGCGTTGGGCTGCCGCACGTCGCTCGCCCCGGCCAGGTATCGAGACAAAGTCGTCAATGTCAAACAGCGTCCCGTCGTTTTTCCTGAAGTGGGCGTTTGCGAATTGCGCGCGCTCAATCCCCCAGCGCTCCAGATGCTTCAGATATACGCCCTCAAGCGCCTGAAATTCGCGCGGAGTCAGCGCCCAAGATTGCTCGCTCGTGAGTCCCAGGCCATACGGCGATGTCGCGAAGGCCCAGGACTCAAGCAAGCTCTGCTCCTTGTTCAGTTCACCTGTGCCTTTGTCTCTTGGGGCGCCGGTGTCTCCATCGCCGTCACGGGCGCCGCGGGCGGCTGGAAGACTTTTCCCAGCGCGTCCCGCAGCACTTCCCCAACCGCCAGCATTTTCCCTTCCGAAAGAACCAAGTCCGAGAGCACCTCAACATCGCCGCGGAAGGGCGGATCAAGCGCAGCGTGCAGGATGTCCATGGCAACCGCGAAGTTGTTGGGCCGGGAGAGTTGCGACAGATCCACACCGGCCTTCGACAGCCGGTAGAACAGCTTTCCGCGCGTGAATTTCACGCTGTACTTCTCGCCCGCGATCATGATTTCCGGGTATTGGATACCGCTTCCGTTGTATTCGCTCATAAAACTGCTCCTAGACGAAGCTCGGATTCTGATCGTTGATTCCGAGTGTGATGTTCGCGCGGAAAACGTCCCCGACTTTTCCGGTGATCGCGAAATCCGTCACGAATGCTTTGTAGGCGTCCACGCCCACATCATTATTCTGATCCGCCGGGTATGTGATTTTGAAATCGCGCAACAGTTTCTGAATCATCAAGTAACGCAAGCCCGCCGCGATCGTGCCGCCATCTGCTGAATTGCGATGTGATGCCTCGAACGGCTGCCAGAAGATAGTCCAGGCCGGAGCGCCGGGGTCGATCAGAGTCGGTTGGCGCCGAACGAACGTGTCGCCGACATTGGTCACCATGACGACGGTGGACTTCATTGCCTGCGCGTAGTTGTCCACATTCGCGATAGTGGCGAAATTGTCGGGCGATCCGGCGGTTGAGACCTGGATGATTAAACCCGCAATCGGAAGCGACGCGCCAATGGTGGAAGTCGAGGGCATGTGCTAAAAACTCCTTGTCATAAGGTCTCGTTGTGCCAGATGTAGGCGTCGAGGATGCGCCAGAACGTGAGCGGCTGCGTTTGCGGGTTTCCGCCCTGCCTCCGCATCACGACTTCGTTTCTTTGGCGCGGATTCTGGTCGCCGGCATTGTAGGCGTTGAAGCCGTCGAGAAAATTCAAGACCGCAAGCTCGACCGAGCGTGCCCGTTCCGGGTCGGTGTCCCACACCGTGAACTGCACGCGGTTGTGGGAGTTGTTCAACCGCTGCGTGAGGGAATACTGATTCACGGCGGCGATCATCTGCACAGTCACCGACGGAAACGTCCCGCCCTGGGCCTCCTGCATGTCGTACCAACGGAACGGCGAAGTCCCGAGCAGTGCGGTTAGCGGCGCATTCGCGCTGGCGGCGGTTCTCAGTTTGACTTCGAGTGTGGTGGCCATTCATGCTTTACACCGTCAACAGTTGCAGTTCAAGCCGAGTCATCTGGTTTTGGGAATCGTGCTCGACTCCCAGAATGTCGTAGGTGGTTCCGTCGACGATCGCGCGCCAGTTGGATGGGATCTGTCCGTCGGGCGTCGCCTCGGGATAGTAAGCGTTGAGCAAGAGATGCCTCAGCCCCTTGCTCATGATCTGCATCAATTCCTTGATCTCCGTTGCCTGGACGCGCGCCGTTGACGGAACCGCATCCACGCAGGGAATGTTCACGAGTCCCGAGACGTTCACGAAAGTGCTCGACGGCGCACCGCTCGGACCATACAGCCCGTTCGGCTGCTGAATCGTCGCAAGCGATGAAAACAAGCCAGTGCCCGTAGCCTGCGGCATAACCGCGCTGAGTTCGTAGGTGAGCCCTTGGTTCATATTCCGAGTTCATATTCCGAGTTGCCTCTGGACCTGCTTCCAGAACCGGTCCCTGAAATCCAGCGGGTTATTGACCTGCTCGATAATCACGAAGGACATCATGTTGTCGTCCATGTCGAGGTACATTTGCGCGGTATCCCGGAGTTGGATGGACGCGTCCGAGGAATCAAGGCGCACATCGAGGAGCTGCTTGATTGACGCGAGGCGCGCCTTGTTCGCCGCTAGCGCATTGAGCGCGTAAGCGGCCGTGCGCAGGTAGTTGACTGGGTTGGTCGGCAAGACTCCCTGGCCAGCTTGGCCCGAGTAAAACTGCGAACTCTGCCATACGCCCGAGGCGACCTTCGAGAACATGGTGATTTCTTCGTCCTCGAAGATATGATTCGTGGACTGCGTGTCGCTCACGAGCGCGCGCACGTAGTCAATCGCGGGGTTATTGCCGAGTTGGTAGGAGAACGACATGGGCGCAAGCGCCGCGAGCAGGATCACGGCGCGCATGATTACACTCCCTGCCCTGTGGACGCCACAGTCGAGCGGCCGTCGATCTGAGTCCCGCCCATCACGATGAGTCCCTTGTAGTCCTGGTTCATTGAGTAGAAGTCTCCGAGCATCGGATCGACGCCGCCCCCGACGCGCATAGTGTTGGGAACCTTCTGGAAAAGCTGCGGGGTGTCGTAGCCAGTCAGGAATCCGAGTTCGATCGACGGCCGCGGCTGCACCCCCGGCTCGTAGGTCAGATACCATTGGGTGTTTTTGGTCCCGGCGGTGGTGGTAATCAGCGGAAGGTACTTGTCAATGATGACCGTGACGCCACTCATCGGCCAGTTTTCGGTGCGGAGCCGCTGCGAGGGGAAGCCCTGCGCATTGGTGGTTCCACCGCCGACTGAAATATCCGCCTGAATGGCTTTGGACATCGAAATGGCCGTGGTCTCGAGGCCTGGGCCGACCACCAGGAAGATCCGGCCGTCGAAGACGATCGGCTGCCCGTCAATGTCAAGCATCTTCGACAGTACGGTCCGCGCGTCAAGCAATCCTTGCCAAGAAAGCGCCGGGTTGTTCGACCCAGCGCCGTTCGCTATGGTCACCAAGTTGGTAAAGGTCGAATTGTAGAGCGTGGTGTTCGGGCCAGTGGCGGAGCTGTAAAGCGCCGTGATGAACTGCGAAATGGTGCGGTTGCCCGAGATTGACAAGCGCTGGATCATGTCTTGGAAAATTCCCAGGTCGTCGTTCACGAGTGCCCGCCATTGAACGGACATCATGCCTTGATAAAGCTGAGGCTGGTACGTGACGCGCTGCGTCGACCCCTCCACTTCGCGCGCGGCCTGCTGCATCGAGCGCTCGGAGGGCGGCTCGCCAGCGCCGTGCGGGTTGAGCGTGGGGAAGTCTCCCGGCATACGCGAAAACGGCAGAACGGCACCGTCCATCGCGTAGCGCGCGACCAGACGGAAATCTCGAAGCGGCACTTTCTTCACGAGCGGTAGCGTGGTGATGGGCGCCGCTGTGTAGTAGCCATAGAGCATTCGGTCAAGGATGTCCACTGTCAGCGCGGAATAGTCCGTGTAGGACATGGTTTCGCGCAGTGCCACGACCGGGTCACGCCGGTCAGCGTAGGCGTTTCCGGCGATGCCCGGATAGCGCTCCATTAGATACTGCGCGAAAGCCGGGTGCGTCGGATACATGAACTGCCGCCAGAGCGCCGGCTCCTCGCGGCCGCTCATGACGTCATTCATCAGCCGTGCGGCTTCCATCACGCGGCGTTTATAGGCGCCGTCCGTGCGGCGCACGAACGGCGAGTAGTCCGGGTTGACTTCGCGCATTCGCGCGACCACAGCGTCAGAGGATTGGTCGATCCGTCCGAGCGATTCAAGTGTTTGTCCGATGGGATTCATACCGTTCCTCCTTACGGTGCGTACGGGCCAGGCGAGCCGCCGACCTTCAAGCGCACCACAGCGCTCGTGTTCGTAACGCCCGATAAAATGGGCGATACGCCCATGTAGTTTCCGAACGGGGTGTTGCCGCGGGTAAGGTCAATGGTGAGGTTATAGGTCACACCAGTCGTCGCGTCAAACGTGCCGCTCGCGTATAGCTCGGCTCCTGGATTGATCTGAAGACCGGAAACCGGGGACTGCGTGGACTGGCCAATCACGGTTAAGGAAAAATCTCCGTCGAGGTGGAACGTCGCGCCGCCGAGCGAGGAGTCGAAGGCGTCCATTGCGACCGCCGCCATGGTCCCGATCAGGACCGGCATCCCCGAGGTGATCGCCGAAGGACACGGGAAAAAGCGATTGTTCTGCGGGACGCCAATTTTGACTTGGTTAATCGACATTACGCGGCCTCCCCTCGAGAAACCGCGAGTTTGGCCGCTTCCGGATTCCCCATGAGCGAGGCGAAGACATCCTCGGCCGACTCACGCAGCCGTTTGGCTTCCTTGCGCTCGCGCTTCTCGCGCTTCCGTTGGTCTTCGCGCTGGGCTTCGGTCATCTGCACGACGCCGATACCCATCCCAACCACGCGCCCCGAACCAGTGATGGACGCGAGGTATTCGCCTTCCGATTTCGCCTCGCGCACGACCGCCTCGCGCAATTTTTCCGTGTCCAGCGCGCCGTCTTTCGTGGGGATATCTTGGAGCGCGCGCTCGACGATCCGGGTCTTCGCTTGCGGCGGAAGGCTGATGGATTCGAGACACCGCATGGCTTCCTCGCGCGCATCACCGCGCATCAGCCGCAGGTTCATCGGCGCCATCGCATCCGCGACCATCTTTTGAGCTTCCTGTAGCGTCACTTCTCTCACCTCTTGTCTGTGGGACTCCGTTAAAATCAATCCGCCAGCGCCGGCGCGCGTCACTACGTCCACCGATTCCGCCGAGGTCAGCTCGGCAAGGACCGGAACGCCGCCCGAAAGTTTCGGTTTGCCCGATTCCATGACGGCGCTACCGGACGCGCGAATGGACATCCCGACGTGCGGGGCTTTTTCTTCGACCATCTGGCCGTGGTCTGCGAAAACTTTCATGCGCGCGTAGAGACCCGGCCCCTTCGCGTGCGATTCGTGATACGTCGCGACCGTCGTCAGGACGCCAGCAAGATTTTTTACATCGCCCTCGGGTCGGGCGGCTTCTTCGGCGGCGGTCGGATGATTCAGATAGACATGCGTCCCAGCGGCGAAGACTTTGGGGCCGTCACGCTTCAGCACTTCGGCGGGATAGAACGCTGTCGAGCCTTTGCCGGGCGCAATGAGCTTGATCTCGTAGTCGGCTTTCGCTTCCTTGAGCACGATAGTTTCAAGCGTTGAGGCGGCCTCGACCAGCTTCAGGCCGGTGCTCTGCGGGCGTGCTCCTTCCTGCGCGTCGTCGCCGTCCTGCCACGACTTCGGGAGATAGCCTGTCCAGCCTTTCTTCTTCGCGATGCGAATGATGTTCTTCTTGAGCTGGGCCATCCCGTAATTCGAGGAGCCAGCGCGCCCCATCGCGTGGACTGCGGCCGAAACATCGCCCGGCTTCAGAACGGGAAACGATTTGCCCTTGCCAGCGAAGTCGGACTCATCGGCCGCATTGCGCTCTTTCTTGGAAATAAACCGCTCGTACAGCGGGAGGTCGGTATAGAGATTGCCGTGCTTGAACGATTCCGACATCGACGCATAATGGTCGTCGTCGTCGGCTTCCTCCTCGTACGTCGTACGGGGTACGACGTTCACCGACTCATCGAAATCGATCTGGCAAGCGGCTTTCCCGCCCTGGGACTGAATCTCGTACGGGGCGCGGCGGATATCCCCGTCGCACATGTAGCAGACTTCGCCCGAGTCCCCGTCGCCCATGTGGTCCATGTAGTAGCCGTATTTCCCCTGCGCGGAGTGCCAGTCGTTGATCGCGTCGCGGAGTCGCGCGGCAACGTCCGACTGCATGAGCGAGTCTTCCTGGAGTCTGAGCGCCAGCGCCTTGTAACCAGGGGAAAGGGTCGGCATTCATCCGGAATATAAACCCAACCTGTTGTGGGGCCAAGAAAAGCACTACAAATCTTAGTAAGATGGTTCCACGTGGAACATGGTACGTGCAGCCGGTGTAACGCCGAACCGCGCGTCCAGGGCAAGCCCTGGGGTAAGCGCTGTTTGGCCAGATATCAACGCAGTTATCAAGGGACGGTGCGCGAAATGAGCGAACGGAAAGGCTTTCGAGCCGGGGTTGAAGCGATGCGGGAGCTGCTCGCCAAGGAGTTCGAGCAGATCGGCTCAGGCGGCTTTAACGGCTACGAGATTGCAAATCTGATCCGACAGGTTCCGGGGCCTAGGCCGGACGAGAAGCCCGAGCCAGCCGAAGCGCCTCAAGCATAGGCGACCGATAGCGTAGCACCCGTTGGCACGTAGGCATAGATCTGAGCTAGGCCGTAGCGCCCTTCGAGAGAGTGGTAGGGGTAAACGAATGGTGCGGATCCCGCAATAATCGGAATCCCGAGAGAGGCGGTAACTGAGGTGTCTCCGAGGCGAACCGTGCCCGAGCCGGTGACCACGAACACAACCACGGCGGCCGATTGATGCGTCAGATTAGGGGCAGAGAAGACTTGGACTTTCGCGTTTGCGCCGATGATATCCGCGATGGGAGTCATACGAGGGAAGTGTACTGGATTGCGCGGGAGGGTGCAAGCGGCGTAGAATAGCCGGAGCGCTTGCGTCAGCTCGACGGAGCGACAAGTCAGGGACTCTGCTTGACTGGCGGCCGCCATCACTTACGTTGCTGGCTCACGAGGATCAGCAATTCCTCAAGCGCGCGCCGCGCGACCAATCCCGGCAGCACGTGCCCGTGATGGTCACGCACGTACTGGTCGAGCATCGCGTGCCCCTGTAGAACTTTCGCGAGAGCGCCGATCCCGCAGTTGTACCCGAACGAAACCAGCGCCGCCGCCTCAAGCAACGGGCGGTCTTTCACCATCGCGAAGAGGGGCGCCTGATCCTGCGCGAGCAATGCGTCGGCAGTCTCCTGATTGATGACCATGCCTTCGTGGATGTCCACGCCGCCCACAGCTCCAGTGTGACCGAAGCCGATGGTCCACTTTGCATTGGAGTCCGTATAGGCAGTGAGCCGTGATCCCTCGAAGACTCGGATCATTGCCGAGGAGAGTTCGAGAACCGTTACGTCGGCGCTGATCAAGCCCACTCCGGGATCATCGCAAGCGCGGCTTCGAGGACTTCGCGCTCCTCCGGCTGCGGGACAAGTTGCGGATCAATGAGCCAGTGCAGATGTCCGATCACCTGCTCGTGCCCGTCGCCCTTGCGGATTTTTACGACGACGTACGCGATATCACCGTGATCGAAATGCAACGCCCCGCCCGAGATGAGCCACGCCGCGAAAGCGTTGAGCGACGGATGATGCCCGACAATGAGAATGTCCTTCGACTGCTGGGCGAGCCGCATCACGTCGTCCCAGGCGTCCTGTTGCCCGTCTTCATCCGGTTCAAGCAGACGCGTGGTTGCGACGTGCGAGCCGAGCGCGTCCGCCATGATTTCGGCAGTTTCGACCGTTCGCGCGAAGGGCGACGCGATCACGATGTCCACACGTCCGATCTCCGATTTGAGCCACGCAGCCATGACTGCGGCTTGGCGCTTCCCGAGTTCGGTGAGTTGCCGCTCGCGGTTCATGGGATGACCAGGAACCGGTTCAGCGTGACGCATTAGGTAGACGTTCACCGCTTCGGTCGCCTTTCACAAAACGCTATCAATGCGGAGCAGGGAAGCCATGCCGCAGTAAGAATAGCAAAGGCTGTCGGTCCTGCTCCTGCGGTCCCTCCGACAACAGCAGCGAGCAGGCCTGCCGTGCAAGCGACATTACTCCAGAAGATTACCTCTTGATTAGGCCTGGAAAATAGCAACGTTACCGCTACGAGCCACGCGCTCAGCAGTGATAGCTGCGCCCCGCTCATCGTAACACCTCAATGTGCTCGTGCGGATGCCAATGTCGGACCTCTCCGAGATCATGCGCGCACCATTGTTGCCCGCACTTCGGGCATGCCCAGTCCAGTACGTTATCCAGCAAGCCGCCGATAGAAGCCTTGACTATCGGCTCCAGGCAGCACTCGTCTGGCTCAAAAGTGTCGAGCATCAGCCGCTGAAACTCTCGCCGCCAATGATCTGGAACGAGTCGTTCCCGTTGATGGTTGAGGCTTGCGCCGGCGCCGTCACGCTTACGACAATCTGCGTCGTCGAGGCCCTCAGGCCAAGTGCGTTGATCAGCTCGGGAAACGAGTAGATCCCCGTCTCCAGCTTTTTCTTGACGCCGTTAATCTTTACAGTCGCAAACATCGCTGCCTCCTCTAGCGTGCGCGCTTTAGGCCGCGCATCGCTCGCAAAAGTCTCTCAGCCGCTTTCACAGGTTGATCAGCCACTCGAGGATCATGACCCCCTGGCGCTTGCGGTTCGCCGCCTGGCGCTGGTTCAGCTTTCCCGATCGGTGCGGGAAGCGGCTCTTTCGTGCGATCCGGATCGTATTCTTTCTCGGGATACTGCTTCTCGAGAACGTCTTCCCAGTCCGGATACTCCAGTTTCCGATACAGCATCCCCACGCCCACTTTTTCGTCGATCCCAACTACCTGGCCGCCTTTGTTCCCGAGCGTCATCGCGTCCGCGATCGCCGTGATCATCGCCGCCGCGTCGCCTTCGCGGATCGCGGGAAAGTTCACGAGCACGTCTACTTCGTCGTCGGACCGTTTCTTCGCCTCGTAGATCCGCCGGCCCGATGGAGCTTTGACGTACTCGCATTCGAGCACGCGGACTTTACGGAGCTTGCGCGCCTCGCGCAGTTTTCCGCTCGGTGCCGACGCGCTCGCTTCCAGCACCCACCGCCCGATCAGCCCAAGGTCTTCCTGCCATTCTTCCTGTTTCGCGTAGAAGCACAACTCTGTGGGCCGGTCGAGCGTCGTCGCCGTCGCGAGGTTGCCGGTGGAAACATCCGCGAGAAATGTCTCGGGGACGCCCACGGTCATGCAGACCATCAGCTTAAACTGCCGGACCTCTTCCGGGTCCCCGCCAGCAGAGCGCGTGTTGAATGCGCTGAGGGTCGTACCGGGGCCGGACGCAAAAATCGCCGCATTCACCGCCGGCGGATTCGCGTCCCAAATGTTCGAGGAGGGCCCGACCGTGGTCTGGAGCTGCTGCTTCGCGCCCTCGATCGCCTGCTGGCCGCCTTTGGTCGAGAGCGTCATCGCGATTTGGGAGAGCGACTGGCGGATGGAGGCGCAGGCTTGCAGGAGCCTTGCAGCGAGCTCGGCCCACTCAAGCGCAGGGTAAATGATGGGACAGCCGTAGAGCCACTTCGCGATGCCGCCGGCTTTGCGGTGATAGATCGGCGAGTCCCACATCACCGGGAAGCCGCCGATGGTATCCGGCTTTTTGTCGGGCGCGAAGCTCAACGCTGGGTACCATGCCTCATTCGAGCGCTGCTCAACGCTTCCCGTCTGCTGATTGAATACGCGCGTGGTCCATTTGCGCCGGTAGTATTGCGGCTTGTCCGAGTCGTCCGGGTCCGTGACGATATCGAACACCTCTACGGCATCTATGGTCCGGACGCTCACTTCGCCCGAGTTGTTTGTGTCCGCGAAGAAGACGAAGAAAATGTTCCCGTCGTAGTATTTTCGGCGCTCCAGGTCCGTCAACGCAGTTTGTCCCAGCACCGCCCGATTGCGGTGCCAGAAATCCTTGAGCACTTCCGCCGCGTCCGGATCAGAGCTGGTGACTTCGAAGCCCTGCCCGAAAACGTACAGCGCGGCGATATCGACCACCCGCCGGATGAGCGGGTTTTTGATGTAGCGCAGTCGCGAGATGAGAATCAACTGCTGAATGCCCCAGCGCGAGAACTCCAGCCACGACAGATTTACTTCGCGGCGCCATTCGACGTTCTGGAGCGCAAGTTCGAGGTCACCGAAGGCGCCGACCGAGAGCAGCGGGTTTGACTCGCGTAGGGCCACCGGCTGGTGGAGAGCTCGCCGTGCGCGCTCGATTGCCGCATCCGTTTCCCGCAACGCCGATTCGGAAACGTGCCACGGCCCCGCGCCGGCCATCTGGCGCGCTTCAATCAACTCAGAGACGCGTTCCATGTAGATCGCGCGCGCTCTCTGATCCTGCTCGCGCTGGGCGTCGGCTCGCTCTTCCAGCGCCTTTTTCATGAGTCTGTTTTCGGAGTAGACCTCCGGAACCGCGCGGAGACCGCGCCACATCCGAATGAGCCGCCCCAAAAAGCGTCGCATCGCTTGGCATTATACCCTAACCGAACACGACTGTCTGATACCGCGGTACCAGCTTCGCAAACGCCATGACCAAGGATTCCGCTCGGTCCGGTGAACTGGAGCCACGCGCCCGCACTTCGTCTTTGTGCTCGATCTCAATCTTCCCGGCTTTCTCGCGGTATCGGATGTCAGAGAGCTGCGCGCACGTGTCCTCATCGAAGATACCCCAGATTTGCTTCGCCTGCATCCACTCTCGCAATTGGAAATGCGCTTCCGCTTTCGCGTTCCAGAATCGCACCGGGTCAAGCGGCGCACCTTGCGCGATGAATTGGCGCACGTCGTAGCCTGCCCGGGCGATAGCTCGCGCGAAGTGGTAACCGATGCCCACGGTGTCCGCAGCAATGATGACTTGAGCGTCCGGGAAGCGCCCGTGGACCGAGCCGAGGAAGCGCAGACACTTATCAAGCGGGTCGGCTTCCGGCCACGCTTCCATCGCGAGGACGAACGGCCCGAGCCGCGCGGTCGCCACGGTCTCATCGTCGCCTGGCCCCGCGATATCGAGACCGACCTGGATGAACAAGCCGGGTCGTAAGTGCGGCTTCAGGTCGTCGTTCGTCCAGTCGCGGCCAGCCGCTTCAATCCAAGCCAGCTCAAATACCGAGTCCGTGCCCTGCGTCGGAAACTCTCCGAGTACGCGCGCGCGAAACCGGGGGTTCGTCGGCCCCCACTTGAAGTACATCTCGCGGACCCAGCGCCTCCGCGTCAGCCACGGAACCGGGGCTATGTCCAGCTCGAGCTCGGGCAGCGCAATCAGTTGCTCCAGAGTCAGCCCCGCGAGATTCGGCGTGTCGAATGCTGAGATAGTGATTGCGCACGTCTCGCCTCTCAGCCGAGTAAAATCGTCGTAGACCGGACCCGAGGGCACGGTAGGATTACAGAGCTTCAGCAGCCGCACGTCTCCCGCTGCCCGGATTCCCTCGATCGCGTCCCACATCTCCGCATTGATTCCCACTGCTTCATCCGCGATGATCAGCACGCGTTTGCCGTGAAATCCCTGAGCGTTCACGCCCTTCGCCGCAGAGAATCCAAGGGCATAGCGGTTCTCCGAGATCCGCCAGCCCGTCGCTGAGCGCTCGGGAGCCGGTGCTGGTAGTGCGCGTATGGCGCCCTCAACTTCGCCCCAAAACAGCTTCACCTGACGCAAGGTCGGGGCGATGATGAGCACTATCGCTTCATCGTGGGCCATCAGCTCGTAAGGGATTAAGCCGGCCGCGACGAAAGTCTTACCCGATCCGTGGCAGCCTTTAACTGCGACTTTACGATGCGATTGGACCGCCTGGCAGAGTTCGCGCTGCTTCTGCCACAGCGCGCGACCGAGCACCTTCTCCTGAAACGCCGCCGCTGAGATCACACGCCGGTTTCAGGAGCTTTTCGGACATACTCGCACATCGTGTCGAATGGGCTTTTGCCGTCCGGCGTGGCGTGAATGAGACTCGCTTGGTCGCGCTGGCCGAGATACTGCTTCCCGAGCCAGATGGCCATGGTCACGTTACCGTCCGCCAGCAGCTTGAACTGCTGTCTTCGGATGCTCATGCGCCCGAGCGCTAACCCCTCATCTAGGATTGCGCGCAACTCGCTCTCGCGTCCCACGCGCTCAGTGAATTGCCGCTTGGAGATCTTGAGCACAGCTGCGATCTCCTCATAGGTGCATTGCATGCCAGCCAGCGCCAACAGTTGATCGCTGTCAATCGGCTTGGGTTTGCGGCCCCTTTTTTTCGGTGGTGAGGAATTGACGATAGACACGCGCGACTCGCCCCGCAAGTGGAATCAATGTCGATTTTATCATGACCTGCGTGCGAAAGGCTTTGCCCTGATGCATATCGCCCATCGCTTGATAGCCGCAGCGCTCAAAGAACGGCACGACGCCTTCTATGACCCGCGCAAAGTTGCACTGCAAATAACTCACGATGGCCCGGCCTAGCCCGTGGCCTCGATGCGCTGGCAAAACATTGAGCACCAGCAGCGTGTTAATCGCCGGGTTGACGACCGCGACTCCCACGGCCTGCCCCACATAATGAAACACCAGCACGCCGCCATTTAGCGCGCAGCACTTGACCAAGTTCCGCCCGATAAAAGTCGGGTGCCTCCCTCGATCAAGCAGCTTCTTCACGCGCGCGTAGTCGCTCGCACGTAGCTGATCTACTTCGAATTCGACCGCGCAGCCACATGACGCAGCCCGCACTTTCTGCATATACAATTCGGAATCGCTTTTGCCCCTCGCGAATCGCTATCGAATCGATCGGGCAACTTCAAGTTTTCAAGACGCTCTTGCAGCGTCTCGTCGAACTCAACAATCGATTTCAGCAGATCATCTCCCAAAAATAGTGTCTGTAGCACGGCATCACTGGTCTCCGCTAGAAACGGGGCCAGCAGATCCGGCGTAGGATCACCGTGCACCGTGTTCATATTTACCGCGATCCGTGCGGCTCTGTCGTCATCGCAGGGCTCCACGAGCAATGCCGGGATTTCCTTCAACCCAGCGTCGCGACTCGCCATCACTCGATGATTGCCCGACAGAATCTCGTAGCGCCGCTGCTTGCGACGCACCACGATGGGCGCGAGGAAACCGTCACGCTCGATCGAGGCCCGCAACGCGTCCATCTGGCGCTGTGAGAGGTACTGCGGGTTGCGCCGAAGCGCCGTCAGCTTATTGAGCGGGATCGTAAGCTGACGAATGTGTGGGGACGAGCTCAAAACCTAAGCGTACCATGTCTTCATCGAGGCATCCATAGCACTCTCTTACTTGAGACAGGCGCTCGGCTGGAAGTGCCGGCGCTTACGATCGCCGCGACGCTTCGGCAAAAGCGGAAGCGCGGCCATCGCCTCGCCGAAAGTACGCGACCCGCCGTCGGCGTAATCCCTGTGCAACGGGGCGTCAAGCGAAATCGCAAACGGGAGGGCCGCTCTGATTTTCGCAAGCAGGTCGCTCATCGCCCACCTCCCCGATGAGTTGCGGGATGACTTGGTCCCATCGCCCATCGCGCCTCCACTCTTTTGACCCGGCCGTGACCGCCTCACGAAGATTATACCGCCCATTGTTAGCTCCATGAATTCGTGCCACCATTCGCGGACCAGGCCGGAGAGACGAGTGTGTTTTGAGCGCAAGTCCTTCGACCCAGGCGGTATCCTCGCCAGTGCCCAAGCGCCTCCCGTAATCGTTGCGAAACTGCTTCTGCTCCCAAGTCTTCCGCCAGTAGAGCAGGCTGGTTCCGAGGCACTTTCCCGGCATCGGAAGCGAGTAAAACCACGTCTCCGGATTCTTCTCGCGCGTGTCCCAAAAGAGCATGTCCGTGTAGCCTACTGCGTCCGCATTCCGCTCAGTCAGAAATTCCACTTGCTCTGTCAGCCGCTCCGCACTCGACCAATCATCATCATCCCAATGCGCAATGATGTCCGCCGTCACGAGCTCGTTCGCCGCGTTACGCAGCGCGCCGATCGGTTGGCCTTTCATCCGGGAAGCTTTCGCGTGCGCAATCATCGGATGGACGATCGGCGTGATTATGTCGCCCGAATCGTAAATCAGTAAGCGCCGGTGCGGGTACGTCTGACGCAGGAAGCACGCCGCCGCTTTCGCCGCAAGCGCCCCGCGGTCGCGCGTCAGCATCACGCAGGTTACAGAGGGGAGCATTTCGCTACCAGATTAAAAAGCGGGTCCGAAGCGCCTGCCAGCGTGGACCCGCATAAGTCGGAGGAATTGTCAGTTCGCCTTAGGTTGCCCTTCACGTTATCACGCCACTCCGAACAGGTCAAGGCCGGCGAATTTCTCACGGCCGTGCTTCTCGACCAGCGTTTTTACTTCATTCTCCTGCCACGGTTCGCGGTAAAGATGCACGTGCTGCATCCATCCCTCGTACGGCGCCCACCACGCCTTCGGCACATCCCTGAAAAGCCAACTCGCTGGCTCCGAACGCGCGTCACAGCCGTTTTTCCACCAGGAGTACATCTGGTCGATCTGCTCAACCGGTTTCTCGGTCCACCGCAGCCGCTCCGTGACCTTGTACAGCGCATGCTTTGCCTTCAGTCGGCGCTCATTCGCGCCCCACAGATGCAGCACGCCGCCTTCATCCTGCGTGATGGGCTTTACGATGTTCCAGCGGGTCCCCATCGGTTCGCGGTGGTGGTGCTCGTAGTTATCACGCCCGGTCGCCGCCCAATAAAGTCTGTCGTCCATTCGGAAAGCAGATGAAAACCACCGGCGGCCCCATACGCCGTTGAGGTGGTAGCGCTCGGTACCACATCGTAGGTAGTATCCGGGAAGATGTAGTAACTCGCCGGCTGCAAGCGGCTCGATCGCGTCACGCACCCGGTCGAGCAAATTTCCTGTAAGAATTTCGTCGGCATCGACAATGGCTCCATGCGTCGCCCCCTTCGCTCGTGCTAGGTCCAGCATCATCTGGCGGTGCTGCATCTCATTCCACTGTTTCTCCGGGACCGAGAGCACGTGCAATCGCGACGGGAATTCCGCCTGCAACTCACCGAGCATGTCCGCAGTTTGGTCGGTCGAGGCGTGGTTGAGTGCGATTACTTCATCGCACCAGAGGAGCGCCGCGCGTACCGAGAGTCCAAGTATCCAGGACTCATTACGGAGCGGGATGGTTGCGATCAGCTTCACGCGTCAAATCGGCGATCACTGCCAGCGTCTCACCGTCATCATACTCCACATCGGCCACAGCCGGATTGCGACGGCATGCCTCGGGACAGCGGCGGCTCGCAGCATACCAAGCAGCCACACGCGCAATTCCTCCGCTCAGTATCCGCCATCGGCCACCAGAATGGTTGCATCTGTCTCGCCGCCCTTGTAGGCGAAAATCTCGGGCGGCTCGGTGAGTTTCACGCCGTATCGCCACGCAAGCACCGAGAGCGCAGTCTGATCGTGCCGATGACCGAGCACGTCCTCGGGGCCGCAGTTCCCATATCGCGGCGGTTTATCAGGGGTATTTCCCGCTGTGTTAATCCACGGCCCGCAGAATGCGCGCGTCTCGGAGGCGAAGCGGAAATAATCATCAAAGATTGCGCGCCCGACCGGATGCCTCACGTCAACGCCGAACGCAGTGGCCACCACGTGCTGAATGCCCCCGTTGACGGCGCGTGCATCATTGAGACTATATTCTGGCAACAAGATGCCATACGCTTCGTTTGCAGTCCACTGGTAATTCGTCCAGCCATTCCTCGCCAGCCATACGCCCTCGCGCTCAATTTTCGCAAATAGCGGTTGAAGCGGGGCTATTGGCAGGATCGAGGCGTCACACCATAGCAGCACATCGCACCCACGCGTAACTTCTACATCGTGCAGCGCGTACGCCTTAAACGCGTAGGGAACGTCTGTGTGGGAGGGCGCACCTGACGGAACCATATCGCGCCAGTACGATCCCTGCACGCCTTGGGCCTCGCACACCGCCGCCAGTCGTTTCTGGCCCTTCAGATAAGAGCCGGTCGCAACATTGACCACGCACGCGTTCATGCGAGAGACTCAACGCTCCGGCGCTGCTGGGGCGTCAGCGTCGCTGTCCCGTTGCGCGCACCGCTCTGCACTTGGCGCGCTTCGGTATAGCCTTTCATCTTCCGCAGGACGCGCTGTCCCATCGCACCGGCGCGGCTTTTCGCCACGTCCAGATCGACGAAAGAGTAACGCTGCTTGGAGTACCTGCTGATCTGCTCCACAAGCGATTCCCCGGGCAGCGGCAGGTCCAATTTCACTCGCGCCTCCCGGTCCACTCAAATACTACGTTCTCGGGCGTGATTAATTTTACTTGGTAACCCTGCTCTTGCGCATGGGTCGCCACTTCCACCGTCCGCCCGTCGTGCTCCACCACAACGCAGCGCGGCCGCGGCCCGATGCGGAGCAGCTCGAAGAATAGATTCGCGCTCGTTCCTTCCGTGTCGATTGACACCACCTCGAAATTGCCGCCGATCTGATTCAGCAGCTCCGCGAGGCCGATTTGAGGAACCAGCATCGCGCCGCGGAACTTCGCGTCCTGGCTCCACCGCGTGAAGGATTCTGGCTCGGATGTCGAAACAGCATCGTCCGAGACGTGAAAACGGATCAGTTTGGAGTCCGAGCCGATCGCCGCTCCAATCACATCCACGCGGTCTTCCGCGCCATACGCGTCGAGTAACGCAAGCAATGGCGTCGGCGACGGCTCCACCACCACGCCGCCCCAGCCGCGCTCGAACAGCACTCGCGAGTGCGAGAACGTGAAGGGGTTCCACGCTCCGATGTCGAGGAACCGAGCGGCGGGCGGTTCCAGTTTCCAGTCATCCACAATTTGCAGAATCGCTTGTTGCTCGCCGCCTTGCGAATAGTCGGTCATACGGGTTGTTTCCTCCAGTAAATCGGCCCGGTGTCCAAGCGGGCTTCATCGCACGCCTTCCGGCAGCCCGCTAAATTCCAATCGTCGATGATAACCCAGCCGCCCGGATTCACTAGTTTTTCCAGCTCAAGCGCTTCTTTCGTGGACTCGAACAGGTCCGCATCGATTCTCAGCAGTGCGATTCCCTGGTTAAACTGCTGTTCGTCGATAGCGCGCCGGATCGTTTCCGAAAACAAGCCGGGATACAGGCGAAAGAATTTGCGTGGCAGCATCCATTCGTCGAAGTGCGCGAACACCCCTTCTATTGAGCAGGCCGAAATGCCCGGCTCATGTGGCCATTCGGTGTCATTCGGCCCAGCTTCAGGCACACCGCTGAACGTGTCAAATAGATGGATGGTTCGGAACGTCCCATGAAATTGTAACGCTCGCGCCATCATCGCACACTGGGCCCCCCCGTACACGCCACATTCGACAAAATCTCCCGAGATCTCCGCTTCGAGCACAGCTCGCGAGAGGTCATAGGTTGCGCGCAGAGTTTCCTTTGAAGACAAGGCGCCGAGCGCTACCGTGTGGAACCAGCTCTCGCGCGCAGCCTGCTCAATGAGCGATAACGCTGCGTGCTGAGTCAACCAACTCATTCGGAATCCCTCCAGGCAAAGTACAGAACCACCACGAGCACGACAATCAACGCCGAGATGTAAATTGCACCGTGAGCATCAACCCAAGCCTGCGCTGCCTCGAACACGCGCGAGAGTCTCATTCGCACCTCGAAAAATCAAAGTCCGGCATCCGCTCCCACAGTCTCATTTGCATGATGCGCGGATCCGGCAGGTGCTCAGGAGCTTTAAAATCTCCCTTCCAGCACAAAGCCACGACGTGCGGCGTCCAGTAAACCCGACAGTGGAAGCGCTCGCGAATCAGGTACTGTACTGCTTCCCGCACCGGCTTGCCGATGAAGTCGTGAAAGATGATGACACCCGGTTCGACCAGGTGCGCAACGGATCCTTCAGCGTCTAGTTGCGGCTCGCCTGGCTCGTGGTCACCGTCGATTACGAATCCGTCAATCGGCCACGCCAGACAACTGTTCCCTGCCAGCACTTCCGCTGAGCGCAAAGCCCATAAACGGAGCAGCACGTCCGGATCTTTCACGTTGGCCCAGAAGCGTTCACGAAATTCCTTGGCCGCTAGCAGCGGGTCGACTACAGTTACCGCGCAGCCGGCCTGCGCCACGTGCGCAGCCGTCCATCCTGTATGCGCTCCAATATCGACCCAGCGCCCGCGGAGCCGGGAGGCTGTCTCGTACAAAATCGCCGCTTCATCGTGTGTCCAGAAGCCGCACTTTTTGTACAGCCCGAAAACGGGATCGTCCTCGCGCTTATCCGCCCAGTCGCGCGGCACGTCGTGTCCGAAGGAATGCGGCATTGGAGAAGATTCCAGATGTTTGAACATCGGGGTGAGATCGGGGCAGCGAATGTTCGATCGGTAGATCATTCGGAAAACTCCACCCTGAAATGAACCTGCCTGTAATCAATACCCTGTGGCTTTGGACCCGGACGGAATGCGCCTTCCCCGACCTTGTACACTACGCCTTGCTCGCCGTGTAGATCCACCGCGCCATCATCGATCGCGTTTTGAATGTTGCGCCGGTTCTCTTGCCAATCCTGCGACCACGGAATATGGACAGATAGTCTCACGGCAACAACTCACTTCCTGGAAAGCCCGCTGCCTTCCGCGCATCAAACAATCTCCGCGCCTCGCCGAATCCGTCGTTCGCTTTCTTAAGAAATTCTGGCATCTTCACGGCGCCCTGCGGCTGGTTCGCGTTCCCTTCTGGCCCACGCCCCCAGTGCCGATGAACCTGCGTGAAGTCTCGCCGCTGTAAGAAGCACCCGAAGCGCGTCGCGACCTCCTGCAACTCCTCGTCCGCGAACATGTGAAAGTATCCAGGCCAGAGCGGACCTTTCCCGCAGTACGCGCGCTGGACGAACTCAAGGCCAATCCAAGCCGAACCGGCCACCCGGTCGATGTATGCGCCTCGATCGTGCCCGTATAATTTTCGCGATTCTGGCGTGTCACCCCACCGGTCCCCGGTCGGCTGCATCACTCCGAATGTCGCGCCCCCTTGAGTACGGATGCGAGCTTCCAGGTCCCATATTCGCCCGCCGCGACTCTGTTCCAAAAAGTAATCTTCGCACTGTTGCGCGGTTTCGTCGGCCGAATGATTTAGATCTGGCTCGACATCATCGCCGGCCGCGACGAACCAGCGCGCCGCGGGATCGACACGCCGCACCGCACAGATTAGCTGATTGACCGACAACGCATAGCCACCGTACGATAAACCATCCCGCAGCAACGCGATTTTGTATCCGCGCTCCCGCCACAACTTCAGGACGCGCTCAGCTTCTTCGGGCGGACGTTTCGATGGAATCGTTAACCACACGCTCATTACGGAATCACCTCGAAGCATTCCTGAATGATTTTAGCGATACCGTCCAGCTCCGCGCTTCTCCGCCCGCCTGGCGATGGTAGCTCCGAGCGCCATGCCTCCGTCAGGATGCGGTGCGCCGCCTGATACGCCCGCCGCTCGACCGCCGACAGAAGCGGTTGATACGCTCTGGGAAGTTCCTGCGCGAATCGATGCAGTCGGCTCACTTCGTCCGCCTCCTGCGCTGTCGCTCGCGCTCTAAGCACGCCGCACCTTCCAGTTTCAACTCATAAGGCACGGGCCGTCCTGGAGGCTGCCGAGCTTCGACGGACTTGAACTCCGACTCCAGCGCCCAGCGCCGCCACAGCTCGTGATCCTCCAGCACCAACATTTCCACGCGCCCTTCTTCTACTACTCTATCTTCAAAAGACTGTCTAAATACAGTAGTAGTAGGCTCTGTGGAAATTTCGGAAATCTCTCTATGTCTTTCATTCATAAGACCGATATCATCCACAGGCGGCTGTTTAAAACGCGTTGAAAACTCGCGATGACTGTGCAAAAGTCGGAGCCTCGAAAGTTATGCACACTTTTCGCACAGATTTCCCTCAGGCTTTTGCACGCGTTTTCCGCTGGAGTCCTGAGGTCGCGTACCACTCGCGAAAGCCCTCAATTGTCGCCGGGAAATGCTCGCCTGCGATCAGCACGCACGCCCCACGCAAAGTCTCGTTGCCGGCCCACATAAGCTGTTTGGTCGAAACCCCCCCGCGCAACGTTTTCCATTCAACCCACATGACCTCCGCCGCGCCTCTGCCAAACTCGTATCTGAGGTACAAGTAATCCGGCATTCCCACTTCCCCCACGCGCCGCCGCACTTTCCCAGTTTTGGGGTCGCGCTCAATGGCGTGCTCGGTCCGGATGGCGCGCCAGCCGTCCCATTCTAGGATCTCCGTGCAGGCGCGCTGAATGTCGCGCTCGGAAGGTTTTGGGGCCTGGCCGCGTTCAAGCTTAGTCATTCGCGGCGAGGACGGCTTGTCGCTGTTCCGCTGTGGCAATGACTAACTCCTCCTGTTCTGGCTCGACTGTGTACCGCAGCTTTAGCGTCCCGCGCGTTTCGTCCGGAATGCTGGTCATGTACGCTTCAAGCTTGGCCGCCGCCTCGCGGTCCTCAACCTTGACGCTGAATCGTAGTTCGCGCCGGAAGCCTTTACCTTTGCGCCCCTCGAGTTCGAGCCGGTGACACTCGAATCCGTGGCATTCGGTGAAATCCACGGAACACTCGGCGTGCGGGTTCACGCGGCCATCGGGCGACTTCACAGCTAGCTTACTATCGCCGTTTGCGGTGAGCGTGAACGAGCCGGATCGGAACTTCCCGTCGAGCTTTTCGAGGGAGTTTTTCTCACCGGGCACGGTCCAGCCCATATCACTGAAGAGTCTGCCCAGTGCTTCGGGCCTTAGGCCGCAATGGAACTTCACCCACCCGGAGTTAGCCGCAACCCGCCCGAACTCGGCGAGTTTAGTTGAGCTGAAACTGATGGTCTTGCTTATGGGAGATTGGTCTTTCATCACGCCGCCTTTTTCTTGAGCGCTAGGCGCATCGCCTCAATGATCCACTGAGCGAGCGAAATCCCAAGCTGAGCCGCACGGATTTTCGCTTCGCGGTGGACATCGGCCGGGCAACCGCCGATTTTCAGCGTCACTGTCTGCATATCTGTCTGCATATCTGTGATTTTACCCAGTTGGGACATTGGCGTCAATAGGGTATCAGTCCGCCCCTTTTGCGCGGACCCACTCGGCGCGCCGCTCTATATGGGGCCGCATCGGCTGTGCGCGACGATCCTCGGGACCACGTTGCCGCTGATGTGGTATAGGATTGCGGCATGGCTCGGCGACGACCGCGCCGCACAACGGGCAGCCAACAGCGGCGATTACGCGAGCGTCACGAGTTTTGCTGGCCATGTAAGGCTCCTGCGAAATGAGGCCGTCGGTGGAACCGACGGAAAAGGACCCCCTAAGCCGTGCTCCAGAAACAAGGGGCCTGGCTGTGATGAGGCTGGAGCACTGGACCTACTGCGCATGGCGCACTTGGCTGGGTGTTCGGTCAAAGCGCGGATCGCGCATAAGGGTCACGCCTCCTTTAATCGAGCCGCCAGCCTGAAAAAATCGGCCGCATCCGTCGCAAATTCGTGAGCCTGGCGTATATCCCGCCTCCCACCACCGGATTGTACCACTGTCGCAAATGGGGCACGGCACATCGGTGACGCTCGCCCAATAGTCGCGCGGCGAGACCGTCGGCATGTCATACACGGCATGTCGCGCCGGCCCCTGTCCGTCGAGATTCGCCATCTGGTATCTCATGTGGTCTCTCATGGCTCAGTACCCCATCTTCCTTTCCTCGTAGCAGGCGCCGCACTCGCCTGACCGGTAGATCTTTACCTCGTAATATCCACGAGAGTTGCGACGCTCGGTTGCGCCGCACGCGATGCATTTGTGGCGATGATAGGAGTGATTCGGTTTTCGCTCTGTTTGTGCACCAGCGACGATCTTGCGGGCCTCCTCGGCCCGATCGTCGGGCACCATCCAGGCTTTTTGATCCGGATTCCAGCGTGCGCCCAGTGCTCTGAGCGCGTCTTTTACGGGGTAGGTGTTTCCAGTGATTGCTACCATTGGGGCCGCCCTCCTATGGCGGTGTAGTCTTATTGTCTGCCCTCGGCCTGCATCGTGCAATAGTACTTTCGCCCTAGAAAGATACCTAGACCGCATCAGCTCAATCTAGGGCGATTCTCTTGTTGACCCAAGAGGGTATGTTGGGTAAAATTAGTCCATGAAGCAATCACTCACGACGATGACCGCTCTTCAGCGAGCCACCTTGCTCGGTGGCTATCACAGTCACTTTACCCCACGGCCTAAGCCGCCGCGCGTCTCCGTGGGCGACAAAACCACGGTCGAGCAATGGGACGGGAAGCGCTGGGTCGAGCGCGTCCTGGTATGGGACGGATACGGATTCGTGACTCCCGACGAAACGCCGCACGCGAGCGATTGCGCGGTGTGGGTCAACGAGTCGTGCAACTGTACGACCGGCGAAAGTCGCGACCGCGAGCTGGAGCGCATTCAGGATGGTGAACTATGACATCCGAGCAACGCCACATTAAATCCTTCCTGCGCACCCACGGTTGGGGCGGCGACGGTCCCATGATGGTCCGGCCTGACTGCGAATGGCGCGTTATCCTCGAATCAGATGGCGGCTGGCGGCTTGAACGGTTCCTCGATGTCAATGCAGATGCGCCATGCGGCCCCCTGCGGCCCGCTCAGTACCTCCTCGACTCTCAAGGCCAGACCCTCGAAGGCACGGACGAATTTCGCGAGACCGCCATCAGCGTCGGCGCAGTCGAGTGGGACTGCCCCAACTGCGGCGCAACCGGCGGAGAGTCGGTGACCCGTCGTTCACGCGAATTCCAGGGATGCGCCGAGCACGGCGGAATGGTGGAGTTTGAAGAGGAGATGTGCACGAGGTGCGTGCGGCAGGCGGTATACGCGTGACCTACTCCGTCGAGTTAATCCGCACCGAAACCTACGGCGCCTCGATTGACGCAAACTCGCGCCAGCACGCCGCACGCATCCTGCGCGAGCGCGTCACGGACCAGTTACTTGAGCCAGACACGATTGATACTCAGATCGAGGCGCTTGCTGTCACCACATGCGACGCTTGCGCAATGACGGAACAAGACGCTCATTTGATGGCCGCCGCGCCTAACTTACTTGCGGTTGTGCTCGCAGCGCGAGATGCGTTTCACCACTGCTACGAGGACGTTGCGGGCACTCCTACAGAGCAAGCTTTCCTTGCCCTGGTTGAGATGTGCGAAAAGGCCATCGCGGCAGCAGCGGGGAAACAGGCGCTATGAGTTTCAACATCCACAATCGCTGGACAAAAGCTGTCCTATATCACAGCGATGATGCCCACGACTTGACATCGTGCCTCCGCTTAGCGATTGCGTCCGGCGCCGACCTCGGGGGCGCCAACCTCGGGGGCGCCGACCTCGGGGGCGCCAACCTCGGGGGCGCCAACCTCGGGGGCGCCAACGGTTGGCG